TCATAAAAGAATGAGTAGGATGTTTCTCAAAGGATGGGAAAAACTTCAACCGATTCTTTTTACTATGGGTAAAGCGATTCTTCAAGTAGTAGTAAAGGCTTTAATGGGATTCTTAATCTATTTACCTTTAATTATTATCGTATTCATGGCTTTAAGAAAAGCATTTAAGCCTGTTAAAGATTGGGCTAAAAAGAATGAAGGCTTATTTACAGCAATTAAGGATAACATTATAGATTTGTATTATGTTATGAAAGAATTATTCCGAGCAATATTTGATGGTGATATAATAGAAGTATTAAGAATATGGTTTACACAAGTATTACCATTAGTATTAGAAATATTTTTGAGAGTTGTTCATGTGCTTGCTAGTATAATAGGTGTAATTCTATATAGCATAGCAACTACTCTATACAACGTATTAAAGACACTCTTTGGTGCGGCTAGGGATTATATCAGTAGCAAGTTAGGTTTCTTTGCGAGTGGTGGAACTGTTAATACTCCATTACAGATAGTTGGAGAAAGAGGGCCAGAATTAGTATCTTTACCTAGAGGCTCACAAGTATATCCAAATGGAATGGCGGTTAGTGGTGGTGGCTCAACTACAATAAATGTTCATGTAAATGGCCGTGTAGGTGCTTCTGATGCAGAGATAAGAGATATAGCAACTAAAGTTTCTAGGGAAATTAACCTTAGAATGAATAGAACAGGTACAACAGGAACGGGATTCTAATATGGTAGCACCAACAAATAGAGTAATGATTGAATTAAGTAGAAGGTCATCAGCAAAAAATCCTTCGGAAGCGAATACTATACATACAAATAGAATATCCTTGCTATGTGATTCAGTAAGTATAAGCACATCTAAGAGCGCATTCCCATTTGATATACCATTCTCAGGTATAGTTTCAGGAGAGTCATCAACAATGGTTATGGATTTAGGGGCGGCAAGAAAAGAAGTACAATTACAAGGCACAATTCGTGAACAAGAAGTTACTAAGTTTAAAGGAGGAGATGAAACAAGTGCTAAAACAGTATCTTTAACTTCTTATGAAATCGCTCAATTATTACATTCATATGTTGATTCTTCTTTCGTACATGAAGACCAGAACATTAGTAAATTGATACTGTTAATACCAAGTAGAGCAGATAATAATTTTGAATATAGAAACACAGCAAACGAGACTGCATCAATAAATGTAACTAAAACTACTCCGTTAGATGAATTACCATTAATACCATTTCATTTCGCAAATAGAAGTTACGATGTAACCTCCTGGTCTTTTGGACACACAAAGAAAACATTCGATTATTTCAAAACAACTACTGATGAAGTAGAAGGGCTTAGAGGTTTTGTGTCTACCTTTTCTACTGATATAGCGGGTGCAGATACACCCCATATTGGTTTCAGTATGACGTTTATTCAATCTTCCACACTAGTTTCAGACTTTATTAACACAACATTTTGAGGAATATATATGCCAGGAATCTTTGTAGGTAATACAAAATCATTAGTTTTTCCTATGATGAGTGATGCATATTTACAATTAAAATACGCTGATAAAAATGATAGTGCTTCAACTGTTTTAGGATTAAGACAAGGGCTTTGGGGGCATAATAAATCATTTAGTATAGAAGCAATAATTACTCCTTATGATGTAAATGGATTTGGTTCTAAAGGGAATGCTAATAATATTGGTATTACAGATTCAGAGAAGACACCTCCTAGTGTTAATACAGATAATGCTAATTTAACACATTATCAAAGTCAAGACTATTTTACACCTACTAATAGAAATACACATAAAATGATGATATTTCATAGTAGTGGCTTTGAATTGTATCTACAAAACACTACTATTCATAACTTTAATCAACCAGCAGAATACAAACTATGTGCTAAGATTGGTTCAGAGATTGTAGAAACAGGCAAGATAATATCTCCAAGAGATAGACTTTATGGTTATTATGATTTATCAGGTTTCTATGATGGTATCTCTACTATGTTAAAACTATTTGATGATAGCACAAGTATAACTGGTACAACTGTTACATGTGAAAGTACAGGTCTTTTAATAGTAGGTACAGAAATATTCAACTCAAGCGGAGTTAGTCTAGGTACTGTTCAAACCATTGATGCTAATGGAAGCGACTTCACATTGACTAGTGCAACTAATTATACCAATAAGTTGTTTATACATCAACCTAAAGAAGCATTTTATATGGATACAATGTATAAAATAACTTGTTGTGTGCATACTGATGGTAAGATAAGATTATTTATAAATAATATTTTACTTGTTGAAGGTGAAATTACTATTACTGACTTTAATTTTGGCACTACTGATTGTTATATCGGTAGAGACCCTGATACCACCCATACTCAATTCATGGGAGAACTATATGAAATAGCAATGTTTAGAACAGCAGAACCTAGTATTGCATCAACCACTCTAAATATAGGATATAATGATACTATATTTTATTATAGGTTTGGTGACTTATAATGGAACGATATGTTTATGTTTTAAATGCTGGTAAATATGGTAATGAGAATATAGATTATACATATGCAAACAAAGGTAATGCATTTACAGGAGATATAGCATTTAAGAACACATCAGTAAATCCTGTATTAAAATGCACTAACATAACTGCTGAACATAATGGGCTATCTGCTAACTTCTTTGAGATTAGAAACACTCATTATGAAGGTGAAATATCCAATGCTAGTCATTCTGCAATAGTAAATAGAATATACCCAAGCACTAACGATGCAGCCAGTATAGTAACAAATGCAACGTATGGTAAAAATAAACAACAAACTACTTCTTTTAAAATAAGGACTTATACAAGCACAAGTGCAAGTAATTCTGCTACTCATGCTAACCAGTTACTTATTGGGAATAGTAGTTTGAATATGGAGTTAGATACATACGATTATTTTGTTTTAATTAACCCTCAAATAGCACACTCAACATCAGATAGCACACCTAGTATTAGACCTCATTTTGCGAAGATAACTAACATTATTTCTTTTGATGAACACGGTGATGGCTTTGAGTTTGAACCTAAATATCCAGAAGCAATTGCTAAAGATACTAATTTTGAAATCTATAAAGGGCCATTAGTTTCAGATACTAGCGTTGTTGCTGTAAGTTATGGCCTTCGTGGAGATGGGACAGAATTAGGAATAGCAACTACGGATGATTATAATCAGAGTAGTCCTGCAACTTTTATCACAGATAAATATGATGCAGGTAGTGAAGTATCAAGACCGACATGGTATTTTTATAATGATAGATTACAGAATAAAGATAGACTAGATTATGGTACTAAATATAATTTGACTACTTGTAGGTGTTTTGATTGGACTACTAAAGGGAGTTTTACTAGAACCCAATCAATAAATCAATATACTTCTAGTAGTGTTGTTTTAACCTCTTCTACTTTTACAGGCGTAACAGGACAGAGTGTGTATCAAAAATTAAACGATGCCTCATATGTATATATGGGTAATGTAATATCCTATTCTAGTCCTTCATTAACCTTAGAATATGCAGTTAGTACAATAACATCTACTAATTCAACAACTGATACTAATATTCATGTAGGTAGAACAGTACATCAATCAATATTTAGAACAGAAAGAGAGTATGGTACTGATATTGAAGACTATGGTGCTATGAATCAACACGCAGTATTAGTAGATAGAATGTATAATAAAGATGGTGAAATTAATAGTGCAAGCCAACCTACTGACTATGAAACAGGCTCAACATCTACATATTCATTCAATCCTTGTAAATGGAAAGATGCTTTTAGGAATGCTGGGAGACACGCACATGACCGTTCATCTATACATTCTTTATATTCTACTGTTAATTCTGAAAATGCTAGACATGCTTATCTAACTGGGCCAAGTAGATACGCATATTATAAAACATCACATAAAAAGAACAATGCAATAAACCCTGTAATGTCTGTTACGGTTAATAACCCAAAGAACAAACTCAGTCAATTCGCTTCTACAACTATAATGGATAATAACGGAATACAATTCTTAAAGATTAAAGAGGATGAAAAATATTCTATAACTAAATCTTTACACACTTCAACAACTAACGAAGTTAAATTACCATTCACTGCTTCTAATACTTACATCGGTTCACCTGAAAGTTTCCAAGTTACATTAAATGGTATATATGAAACTAATACATTAGATTGGCAACCAACAATTGATTATAAAAGCAATCAAGTAATTAAAGCAGATACAATATTAAAAATAGCGGAAGTGTATTATAGAGTGGGAACTATTTCTAATGTTAGTTCTAAAACACAAACAATGACTGTAACTCATAAGAAACAAGCAAAGGATAAAGAATGGATTGTGCTAACTCAAGAAACTCAGTTTCCACTATTCACAGCACAAGATGTCTTTATTATGTGTTGGAATGGTGGGTTGAATACAGCATGTCCTATTGATACAGAAGTAGTATATGAATCAGATGTATTACAAAGATTAACTATAAATGAAAGAACTGTAAGTAAAAAAGATACTAGCCTATACAAGAAAAAGTTAAGTCTATTAAATAAAGAGTTTTATGGCCTTGATATTGAAGTAGACTATGGGGATAAAAACCATAAGCATATCAAACTACTAACAAATAAAACTTTTTATCAACCATCAACAAGTAAAAAGGATTTTATGTATTACTATCAAGGAGGTTATTGTATTGAAGAAGATGTTTTCAATGGAACAGTAGAGGATATTAATTCTAAAAATGAAAATGGGATGTTAACTTATACTGTAAACGGTAGAGATGATACAAGTATTTTATTAAACAATGTAACTAATAAGAAACTACATAAATCTGATGATATAGTTTATTCTACTCTTTCTCCTGTTTTACTTCCTACAACTGCAATAATTAATAAAGAGTCTGTTAGCACAATTTATATAACTTTAGTAGCAAATGATAATAGTATTGTAGATAAGAGTTTATTATTTAATTCTGATAATGAATTGATAGGAGAAATAGTAAGCCATTTAGAGTTTAACAGTAAAACCATTCTAACAATAGGAGGCATGACAGATGCTACTGTTTCTACTACATTAAAAGTAATAACACCATTAGAAGCAAATTATATTGCAGGGACAAAAGCATTAGCCGCGAATACTAAACTAACTACCCATCCTACTGATTTCTCTAGTCTTGGTAATAACGGATTAATATTTAATGATGGAAATAAAATAGATGTTTCTACTTTAACTTATTCTAAACTACTCAACACTTCTGCAACGGGTTCGTATAATGAAGATAACTCAATAGGATATGATATAACAGATATTAAATCAATAAGTGAAGGATTAGATTCTAGTTTTGCATTAAAATTAAGCAAAGAAAATAGAGCATCAATTGATTATAAGAATGTTCATACAGTTTCTAGTATGTATTTTAGTGTTATTAGTATTGATACATCATCAGATACTAACACAACAATTAGATTAGCACCAAACTTCCCTGTGGTATTAGGTAGTATTGATACTAATACATCGGATAATGTTTACGACACAGATTTGCGTTATTTATATATGGTTAATTCTAATATACCTAATGGTGGTTTCATACATGGTCTAAAGGATGAGCCTACAACTTACTATACCCCTAAGAGCACGTTTAGATATTGGGGACTTCAAAGGTTTTCAGAAGGAACAGTTAAAGAAACACATGATTCTATTTATGATAATAGTAAAAAGACTCAACGTATAACTGCTGCTACTCCTATGTTTAAAATAAATGCATCAGGTACTAAGTTAACTCCTACTTCAGCAGATTTAACACCAAGTTTAACACCTCATTCTGGTTCTAATATTTGGACAGGTGCTGACATGGGATTAACTGGAAGTAAAGTCTCTCCTATACAATATTATGATTCAGGAAATCAAACTCAGCAGTGGACTCAATTAGAAAACATAGATTACAGGGCTAAGAACTATGAATTACTTTCAATAGGAGATGTATATCCAGACTCTAAATTAAGATGGAATAGTTTACAATATGCTACACAAGAAATGAATGAATACGGTTTATTATTAAAGACGGAAGGACAGGAAGGAAGTACAGTTACCCATGAAAAGTATACAGGAAGTAATACACAAACAGAAATCTCGGATGCGAACTATGAAAGAATAGAGATAACTAACTCAAACAAAACGACAAATCAACTAAAGAGATTTGGAGTAATGAGATTGGTTGAAGCAACTTTCGATTGGCATATGAATCCGATTGATTATGAAAGTGTTGCTGGAAATAATGACTATGATAAGATTACTAATTTTAAATATCCTAGAATGAAGGTAGTTGCACAAGGTAGTATAACAGACAATGGGAGTGGTGGAGGCACTTTAAACAGTGCAATTACATTTGAAATAGGGGATTTAGTTTATAGAAAAGATGGAACTATTCTTGCTGACATAACTAGCCATACAGGCACTAATAGCACCCCTGTAATTCACGCATTAGATATGAATAGCATAACATATGAAGATGAAATATATGTTATTAGACAGAAACTATTCAGCACTCTAGCAGATAATGATTTTGGAATTGACACCATAGGCACAAATCCATTTAGAATGTTAAATAATTATATTGCTTTACCTAATATTGCTAAGGATTATTTTGAGTTTAAATTACTAAAGGGTGATTCAAATAATAAGTTTGACGCACAAAATGTTTGGATTCCTTTAATATCTAGTCTTATAAATGATGGTAGTAACTTTGAAGAGACAGATTATTGGTCTCTATTCCATGAAGCAAAGGAATGGGATTCTTCGACTGACCCTATATGGTATCACCCATCTAAAGTAGTTTATGGTTTAGCAAAACCTACCACAACAACACAAGGAAATGCTAACGTGAAAGATGATGGTGAACAATATAAAATAGGGAACAAAGCAGACCTATACGGTAAAAGCATACTTATGTTTAAGAATATGAAAAAGGCATTCTCTAATCAATCAGAAGACAGTTTTAATTTACCCACTTCTGCACCTTTAGACCCAGGCACTCATGGAACTATGACAAAATATGATGCTTATGAAAACGAAACTAATTTTACAGGCACAACAGGGTTAGACCAACTTTCTCCAAATATAACTATTAATACAAAAGAAGACGATTTTGCTATATGCGGCACTAAAACACAAAGACATATTTATTCTGCACCTAATGGAACGAATAGAACATGGGGAAGTAGGCAAGAAACACATAAAAATGGTTCTGCAAATGTAGGAGGGTTATTCCAAGCACAGACCTTTATCAAACCTAGATTAATTTTTCCTAGTGATAATAGTAGTCTTAGTGAAAATACCTTTTCTATGGGTGACACTAGC